CAAATCGGAAACGGAGACATGGAACACGTTAAGGTTCAAGGTCCAAACATTACATGCATGAGCGGTAGTGGTGCAAAAGCCGATTTGGCTCTGGACGGCTCTAAACTTAACTTGAGAGCAGATGGAGAAATCACTGTTACTCCTGGTGGCGGACAAAAGCTCGTCTTGGGGAATGGTACCGGATGGAACCTTAAAGCTGATGGCAACAAGCTTATGGCTCAAAGCGGTAGCAGCGCAGCACAAATGTCACTTGAAGCAACTGAAATCAAGTTTGCTGGTAACTTGAAGACAGATGCTGCTCGTTCATGGGTTGTGAAGGATGCGACAGCATCTTCTCTTACCTTCGATATTGACGGTGGCGGCGGCGAGTTGCTCAACTTTGATACGTCCGTCAATGATGGTAAGATTTCAATTGGTGATTTGAGCAAGACTATGTCTGCACAAATCTCTGCAACGTTGTCCCTTAAGAAGGAAGTGACCCTTTCTAACAGTGCTCATATCAAGCCAGCAGCCGACAGGCAGGCAGACTTAGGGGATGCCACCCACAGATTCGGGAAAGTTTATGCTGAAGAAGTTCACGCAGGTGACCTTTGCATGCAGAACAATCGCGGATCTTGGAGATTAATCGAGGAAGACTCTTTCTTGTCTCTCAGAAATGAGAAAACTGGTAAGCGTTACAAGTTCAATATGACCTTGCTTCCCGAAGATCAGTGGGATCCAGACGGTAACTGGGGAGAGTAATCTTTTTCAAGTTATTAATTTAACCCAGAGGGGGCTTCGGCCCCCTCCTTTTTTATACAAACAAACTCAATGTGCCGTTTTCGTTTGTTATGACTATTTACTGTTGATTGATATATTTATATGGGAGAGATGTAGATGTCATCTATGTTAGAACAAGCAATTATTGATGCGGCGAGCCTAAGAGAAGCTGCTCTTAAAAATGCGGAACAAGCTGTTGTTGAAAAATATGCACCAGAAATTAAAGCTGCTGTACAAGAAATGCTTAATCAAGATGATGAATCTGGGACTTTAAACGAAGAGACTGTTGAGGCCCCATTCGCTGCATCGTCGCCAATGAGTGCTGAGCAGCCTGTCGAGATGTCAATGGAGTTTGAATTTAACCCTGAAGATTTTAACATTGACTTAGGCGAACCAGAAAAAACTGTGGAAGAAATCGAAGAAATGGAAGTTGCCGAGGAAGAGCCGGTCGAAGGGATTGAGGGTATTGAAGATTTAGGTCCAGCAGACGACGCCGGGCCGGGGTTGGAGTCGCTTGAAACCGGGCAAGAAGCTGGTAACGAATTGGCAGATATGCAGTTACAAGAATTGTTCGATCTTCTTAGCAATATGAGCGACGATGACAGTGTGGAACCCATAGAAGAAGAACTAGTTGTTGATACCGGCGCCGAAAAGCACGGACATTTTGTGACTGACGAAGGAGCTAGAGAATACGACAAAGAGTTGGAACTCGCTGCGGCACAGTCTACCGAACGACAAGAAGAGCTTGAGGAACTTGAGAAAGGTAACGTGAAGTTGACCGAAAGAGTCAAATCACTTGAGACCGGCAACAAGAAACTCAAACAAACACTTTTGAAATTTAATGAGAAGCTGCAAGAAGCGCTTCTCTCAAATGCTAAGCTGTTATACAGCAATCGAATTTTAAGCGATGCCTCCTTGAATGAGCGACAAAAAACAAAAATTGTTGAAGCCATCGCACAGGCAAAAACTACAGATGAGGCCAAATCTCTTTGTGAGACTCTAAAGGCTACAGTGGGATCCGACAACAAGAAAGGTCCACAATCACTGAGCGAGTCAGTTCAAAGAAAATCAAACCTTTCTGCCATTTTGCCTCGCCGGAAAGAAGCTCAATCATCACCGCAGCATGATTTTGCTACGAGAATGAGGAAGCTAGCCGGCATTAACTAAGACATTTAAGGAGGTATTTTATACTATGTCTATTGTACAAAAGCTGACGGAAGGTATCGTCCGTCGCGATATGGCCCAAGAAGGCCAAGCCCTCCTCGACAAGTGGTCCGCCACTGGTCTTTTGGAAGGTATCGATACTGAGCACGGTAAGAGCACAATGGCTCGTCTGCTCGAAAACCAAGCGAAGGAACTCCTTCGTGAAAGCACAAGCATGACCGCCGGCGCTGTCGAAGGTTTTGCTGCCGTTGCTTTCCCCATTGTTCGTCGTGTATTCGCCGGACTTATTGCTAATGATCTTGTAAGCGTTCAGCCCATGAGTTTGCCCTCTGGTCTGATTTTCTTCCTTGACTTTCTCTATTCTGGTGATCTTGCTGGAACAGAATCTGCTCAAGATGATCGCATGGGGAACGTTGCTGGAAGATCCATTTACGGCACGAATCAAGTTGGTTCGCAAATTACCGGTGGTGTGGATCTCGTAGGATCTCTTGGTGAGAATATTGGTGGCCTTCGTGAGAACGTTGGTTATGCCTATGCCTCTCCGACTGGCTCTGGAACTTTGGCCAACGATGAGGTGACTGTAACAGCATATGTAAAATCTACTATGGTCTCAGCAGGAACCCAAAGTCTTATTCGTTGGGATCCCGACCTTTTGGCCGATGCTGATGTTACTCACTTCTTGAGGGTGACTTGCGCTGTGTCTGATCTTGATAGTGCTTTGGATCTTGATAATCTTTCTGCTATTGATATGGAGTCCTCTGGTTCTACTGCGCTCTCTGGCTTGAGAGGACTTATCGACACCACAGGCACCGGCGGTGACGACCTTGTGGAGGCTGCTCTTGATTCAGATGACGGAAGCTTTAAGCTTATCCGTCGTCTCACCTCAGAAGCTGATGGAACGTTGACTTTCTGGTGGGCAGGCAATACAGCTCCAACGACTGCTCATGGCGCCGACATGACAGAAAGTAACACGGCTGCAACTTGCGCCGTTAGCTATCCTGTCAAGGACGGTATTGACACCGATGGAAATGATAGTTCAAAAGGTGCGATCATTGGATTCAACTATCCTCTTGAAGGCAATGAAGAAATTCCAGAGATTGACATCAAGGTCGATCAGGTAGCCATCACGGCGCAAACCAAGAAACTGAAGGCCAAGTGGACCCCCGAATTAGGGCAAGACTTGAATGCTTATCACAACTTGGATGCTGAAGTTGAGCTTACCTCGATTCTTTCTGAGCAAATTGCTCTTGAGATCGATCGCGAAATTCTCGCAGACCTTGTTAATGGTGCAACGGCTGGTGTTTATTACTGGAGTCGTAGCCCTGGTCTCTTTGTGAACCGCGTAACTGGTGCTGAAATTGGTGCTAGTGCGGCTGCTCCTGATTTCACCGGAACGGTATCCGAATGGTATGAGACTCTTGTCGAAACCATGAACGATATCTCCGCTCAGATCCACCGTAAGACGCTTCGTGGCGGCGCTAATTTCTGCGTTGTTTCACCTGAAGTTGCTAACATTCTTGAGTTCACCTCCGGTTTCCGTGCAAACGTGACCGCAGATGCTGACAAAGGAATGGTGGGTGCAGTGAAAGCTGGTTCTCTTAGCCGTAAATGGGATGTGATCGTTGATCCTTATTTCCCACGGAACGTTGTTCTTATGGGACGTAAAGGAGCTTCTTTCCTTGAGTCTGGTTATGTGTATGCACCTTATGTGCCGCTGCAAACCACTCCCACGATCTTCGGACCAGAAGATTTCGTGCCTAGAAAGGGTGTCATGACTCGCTATGCGAAGAAAATGGTTCGCCCCGATATGTACGGACTTGTGGTTGTTCGAGGTCTTCTCGGTGAAGGTGGAGGTTAATCTTTTCTGATTAGCTAATTAAAGCAACCCCCCCGCAAGCGGGGGGTTTTTTTATATAAAAACTATTTATTATCAACCAAAGGAGTTCAAAATGGGCCGGAAAGCCAAAAGATTAAGATTGTTTAAAATTCAAGAAGAAATTCAAGAAAAGAAGATGGCGAAACAACGAGCCGTTGAAGAAGCAAATTCGGTTCGAATTGCTGCAATGAAAGCGGCTCAAGAAGCTGAAGAGCAACGTAAAAAAGAAGCTGAAGAAAAGAAGAAGAAAGCAGCAGCCGAACGACGAAGAAAAGCAGCCGAGAAGAAGCGCAGAGAAGAAGCGCAGAAAAAGGCCGAAGAAGCTAAAAAACTCGCAGAAGAAAAGAAAAAAGAAGAATCTGCTGAAGCTGCTGAATAGAAAAACTATATTGTTACGGATGCCCTCGAAACCATTCGGGGGTTTTCTCTATTCAAAAACTATTTATCTTTGATTAGAGGATTATATGAATGGCGCTTCCTACACTAACACCGACTTCAAAGACTTCGGCTTCTATTTTAACATCCAGCGGAACCCCCGGAGATGTTGCTACTGCTTGTCCAATTGGGGTCTATACAGATTCTATTGAGTTTCTATCTGGGGCGGCTGCTCAAGTAGGTTATGTCTATAAACGATTGGGTGGAGACGTTCTTGATATAGAACTTACTACTCAAAATGTCTATGCCAATTACGAAGAGGCCGTTTTAGAATATTCTTACATTGTTAACCTTCATCAATCAAAAAATACGCTTGGTTCGGCACTTGGCTCGGCAACAAGCTCTTTTGATCACAAAGGAGAAGTTAGTGGATCTGGGGTTGCTGCTGCTTTAAAATATCCAAAATATCGTTTTGAATATGCTTTGCGAATGGGAGATACCTTTTCACACGAAGTGGGAGTTGGAGGAACAGATCCGATTTATTCCGCTTCCATAGACCGCGTTTCTGGCGAATCGGATTATGACTTACAGAGTCTAATTTCATCTTCCGCAGCAGCCGGGGGTGTGCCTTATGCTAATGTTGTGGGAGATAAGAGAATAACAATTAGAGAAGTTTATTATAGAACACCACAACAGATGTGGAGGTTTTATGGTTATTACGGCGGTCTGAACGTTGTTGGGGATTATCATTCTTATGGGCAATACGCTGATCAATCGACATTTCAAGTCATTCCGGCTTGGCAAAATAAATTACAAGCAGTGGCCTACGAGGACCACCTATACACTCGAACCTCGCACTATTCTTATGAAATTATTGACAATAAATTAAGACTTTACCCAACCCCAGATGGGGTATCCCCACAAAAGTGGTGGGTTCGGTTTTCTGTTAAATCTGGGCCATTTTCTGACAATGTTGACAACCAGCAAGATGGGGTGAACAACATGAATACTTTGCCTTTCGAGAATATTGCTTATGAAAGTATTAACTCCATTGGAAAGCAATGGATTCGGCGGTTTGCATTGGCTTTGTCCAAAGAAACGCTTGGACAAATTCGAGGCAAGTTTGGAGGCGCTGTACCAATTCCTGGGGAACAGGTAACTTTGAATGCGTCTGATCTATTAAGCCAAGCGAAAGAAGAACAGACACTTCTTCGTGATGAATTAAAGACAATTCTTGCAGAAATGACTTATGATAAACTTATCGAGACCGATAAAACCATGGTTGATAACCAACAAGCCATCATTTCAAAGATTCCTTTGAAGATTTTTGTGGGGTAATAAATGTCAGACAATAAATGGAAAAAACCTGATGCTCCTCCTCCCCCGATGTTTTTTGGAGACAAAGAGCGGAACCTTGTTAAGCAAGTTAATGACGAAATTATTGAAAGAGTTGTGGGACAACAAATTCTTTACTTCGCAATTGACGTAGACCACACGGATTTTCATCCCATTTATGGAGAAGCGATTGAAAAGACCTTTTTGCCACCAATTCGCGTTTATGCTCTTGTGGAATATGGTGGAGTTGAAACAAACTTTATGGAAAATGTCGGGCTAGACAAGAAAACAACGGCGACGGTTAAATTTCACAAAAGAAGGCTCTCCGAAGATGTAGAGCTCTTTGTAAGAGAGGGAGACTTCATTCGATATGGTGAAATTTTTTATGAAATTGTTAAAACTAACGAACCAAAGCAGCTTTTTGGCCAAATTGAACATAGATTCGAAATAATAGCTGACTGTATCAGAGCAAGGGATGGATTATTTAATGCCAGTTGATAAATTTTACCCATTTGAGCCCTCTACTATTGAAAATATCGATGCTGGGGTTTTAGAATATGTTGATGAAATCTTTAATATTCACACCCAAACAAATAGTGGAGTTATTAAAGTACCAGTAGTTTGGCTATCCGCCGAAAGAGCATTTCAAGCAAAAAACGATAGGGGTATACGAGACTCAATAGGTAAATTAAAGCTTCCAATTATTTCAATTGAGAGAACATCTATAGAGAAAGATAAAGCTTTCAAAGGTGCTGTACAGGCTCACATTGGAGTGAACTCCAAAGGACTTGAGTCTTATAAATCTCGAGCTTTTCCAATAGCCAAGCGCGCCGTACAGGATAAAACGAGAAACTTTGCTTCTGCTGACGTGAAAAGAAAAGACGGACCAGTTGATGATCCGAATGTTGGAATGGGGGAGAATTATTTCCCATTTGCAAAAAGAATTTCAACCACTAAAGTTGTTTCAGAGGTGATTAGCACCCCTCTGCCAACATATATAGCTGTGATGTATAGCGTAAACTTAAGAGCAGAATATCAGCAGCAAATAAATCAAATGATAACGCCCTTTATTACTAATACTGGTCAGTTAAATCATTTTATTATTGAAAAAAATAAACATCGCTACGAAGCTTTCATTCAACAAAGTTTTTCACAAAACAATAATGCTGCAAATATGGGAGAAGATGAGCGATCCTTCCAAACAAAAATAGATATTAAGGTTCTTGGTTATTTGAATGGCGCAGACATTAATGACCCAAAACCAAAGGTTACAACCAAAGAAAATCTCGTTGAACTTAGAATGTCTAGGGAGAGGGTCATTGTGGGGGACACAATCCCCTGGAAGACCAAAGACAATAAATATAGAGAATAGAAGAGATTTTCACCATTCTCACCACTATTTAATGTGAGATACGTTTATAAAGGAGACGATTTTAATGCCTAGTAAATTTGACTTTTTATCACCTGGGATCCAAATCACTGAAGTTGATGAATCAATTATAGCCCCAACGCCGGACGAGGACGGACCAATTATTATTGGTCGAACCAAGAGAGGCCCTGCGTTAAAGCCTGTGAAAGTTCGTTCAATGGCGGACTATGTGAGTGTTTTTGGAAGCCCAATCCCTGGAGGGCAATCAGAATCTGGAGATGTTTGGAGAGATGGAGCAGGATGTAAAGCTCCCACTTACGCTTCATATGCTGCACAAGCTTGGTTAGCTTCTGAAAATTCACCGGTTACAATAGTGCGCTTGTTGGGTGATGCCCATGGTAGCGCAGTGACCAATGCCGCATTGGCCGGCTGGGGAGTTGGAGGATCTGCACAGAATGACGCAACCGCCAACAAAACAGCTTATGGCTTATTTGTTATTGATGCAGATAGTGTTGGCGCTGATCCGGCGGTTGATAATGAAAAGTATGGAACTTTGGCTGCAATCTTTTATTGCACGAAAGGGGCGCTTACTCTTAAAGGAGATGTTCCTGGAACCTCTGGTGCCACGGGCGTGAGTTACGCTGAAGCATTCATCAAGAGCGATGGGGACGATGTCCAGTTTACAATTGAAGCTTGGGACGATAGTGATGCTTCGTCGCCGGCAAAACTTGAATCTATTCCTTTTAATTTCAATAGAAATTCATCCAAATACATTCGCAATGTTTTGAATACCGACCCCACTTTAACCAATGATGGGCTGGACAGTTCCAATACTAAATCTTATTGGCTTGGCGAATCTTTTGAGAGAAACTTGAAAGATTATGTTACCACTTCCACCACTGGACAACAATACGGAATTCTATTGGCTTTGCAAAAAGCCAACGAAACCACTGAGGAGTTTAATTGGGGAGGCCAACGCCAAAGCATGGCTGCGGCGCAATCCGGCTGGGTTATTGGAAATGATTCCGGGGCCGCTTCGAGCTATTCTGCCGGTGGGGCGACAAAAATGTTCAAATTTGAACTGCTTCACGAAGGCGAGAATATGCAAAGAGAAGTCTTAATTGCATTTGAAGACCTTGCTTTGCCAGCGAACCCTTCCGCTTATCCATGGTCCTCATTTACTGTTAAGGTTATGGATACGTCAGGAAACACTCTAGAAAAATATAGCAACTTAAACTTAAACCCACAGTCTACTGATTATATTTACCGCAAAATTGGTGATATGTATCAAACTTGGGATAACAAATCATTGCGCTATCGCTCTTACGGAAATTTTCCAAACCAATCTAGCTATATTCGAATTGTAGCACCGGATTCTGCTCCGACAGATCAAGCAATGCTGCCGTTTGGTTTTCTTGGGCCTGGGCGCGCTAAAGGATTCACTTGTGCTTTAAACTCTACGGGCGTTCTTCCGTTGGGTACTTTGCAAGTTGCGCCCTCCGCTCCTGTTGTCACTGCAACAGTGGGTGGAACCTATAATTTAGATAGTGGAGGCACTTTCATAGCCACTGTTGACGGGGATCCTCCTGTAACTATCACTATTTCGGCTGGGAGAGCTATTGGTGTTTCTGGGGTGGTCCAGAACGACGGCGGGACCCTCGGAGCGCCGACCTTCGACTTCAGCAGTGGGACTGAGACGCTCAGGTGGAGAGTGAACGAAGGTAATTGGATTACAACCACATTTGAGGCCAATGCGGCAGCAACCATCTATCAAGTTGCTGATGCCTTAAGCGGCGAACTTACAGGAAATGCGGTACTTATTGATGTTCATGAAGCTGATCATGATACAAACGGGGTGGAACCTAGATTGAGGTTTAGAACCGATGGGTTGGGAACTGGTTTTTCAGTTGATATTGAGATTGCTGGGT